ACACCAGAACCAGTAAAATTAATATCATTTACTGATTTGATGATTTGTGCTTTGTTGAATTGGATTCCAACAGCACCACCACCAAGAGAAGTAAGATCAAATGTTCCCTTTGTTCCCGAAAGAGAAGTGATTAACTTCTCAATCTTAGTAGAATCAAAACTTAAAGAACGCGCTTTTGCGTCATATACAAGGGGATATGATGCAGAGACAATACCAGCGGGTCCTGGTTCTCCTTGATCACCCTTCTCTCCTTGCTTTCCGGGTTTTCCGGGAGTTCCATCTTTACCGTCTTTTCCATCTTTACCATTCTTACCATCTTTACCAGCAAGCCCATTTTCACCTTTATCTCCTTTTTCACCTTTTGCTCCGGTCGCGCCAGTGGAGCCGGGTTCGCCTTTGAGTCCCGGTTCTCCACGATCACCCTTTGGTCCTTGCGAACCAGGCTTTCCATCCTTGCCTTGCTTACCAGAAGAACCGGGTTTACCTTGTAGTCCTTGAGGACCAACATCACCCTTTTCTCCTTGCTCGCCCTTCTCTCCGCGTTCTCCCTGAGGACCTTGAATTCCGGGGATACCTTGTTCACCAGTATCACCCTTCTCTCCTTGATCCCCCTTATCTCCCTTTGCTCCACGATCACCAACAGAACCCTGAAATCCACGAGGACCTTGTTCGCCCTTTGGACCTCTTTCACCGGGGGTTCCTTCTTCTACAATTCTCTGTTGAATTGTTTTATTCACGATAACAACCTTTGGTTCTTCTTCAAGAACTACAGGTTCAACATATGGATTAAAAGATTCTTGAATTAGTTTAGTCGATCCCTGTAGTGTTAGTATCCCTTTTGGTGTGTTTATATTAACTACAGATAGACCAAAACCAACTTGCTGTATATCTCCAACCTCTTCTGTTATTGTAACAACTGTTCCGGCATCCAAACCAAACTGATTATTGCAAAGAACAAACTTATCGCCAGCAATTGGTTTGCTAACAATAATCTTGGAAGAACCCTTTATTTCTTCCTTGAGTTCATTCTTGTTATAATCAAAAAAACTTTTCATTATGGGTGAAGAATTTTCTTCCTAGATTTATTCTGTATAATAAGTGATAGAACTTTCTTACCAGAAGAGTAAACCTGCTTACTGGTTACTATCTTATACTTTTCTGTTAGTTCTATCTTCATCGGGTTACTCTCGGGGAAGAATCAAATCGTCCTTCAAGCATTCTAACAATACCACCACCAGTTGTTCCTAGGATTCGGAGATCATAGACAAACTTACCAATTGGCATATTAGCCATACCAGTTCCAGTTCCTGTTAGGAAGATACCACCAGTATAACCAGTTACTCCGTCAACGGAGCAGTTTAGGGTTATACCACCATAACCACCAGTATTGCCTATAGTACCACCACGGGGATTTGAAGTGAAGAAAGCAAGAACACCATCCATTTCATATGAACGGCGAACTTGCATTTCTGCTTTGTAATTGGTTAGATCAACCGGAGTACCATTTTCATCCAAATAGCGAATGTGGAGGAAAAGATCTGAACCCTGCTCTGCTGGTATATCGTAATTGGCTGACATAGATTAGCTCCTAACTAATCTATTTAGTTATCGGCTAACTCGTTCTTTTTGCTTGAAGGCTTTAACTTTCTTCTGTTCTTCCTTCTTTTCCATCTTTTTTTCTACTTTAGTCTCTAATTGCTTCATTTTAATATCAGTAATTAGTCGCTCATATTCCTTGAAATTATTCTTTACTCTTTCCAGTTCTTTTTCTGGTATGAGTTTACGATCAATTAGAGCCCTGCAAGCGTTATAACCTTCTTCGATCTTTCCAGCATAGAAAGCAGTGCTTCCGATTTCATCCAAAATACCATAACGATAAACATCAGTATCGATAAACAGAATGTCATCCTTTGGATATGGAATCTCAGCAGCCATACGGGCAAATGCATAAGATAGTGCTGGTTTACCATTCAGTCGATAGATTCTAGCAATCTGATAGAATGGTTCTGCTCTTGTTGGACGAGCATTATATGCATCAAGGAATGCTTGTTGAATCTCAACCCAAGGCTTATTCTGCAACGCACGACACATAGCAATTCGGTAGATTGAGTAATATATTTCTTCTGGCCATCCACCCATCTCTACGCGTTTAACATATGCCTCTTCTGCTTTGTCCCATTGATGAGAGTCAAAGTAACTCTGTCCGAGATAGAACTGATAACGAACATTGGTTGGTTCATCGATCAGTGCTTTTTCTAGAAGTTCTGCATCCTTCTTATACTTTTCAACTGGATCGATGCCAACATTTCTTGCACCCATAGTACGGGCAACTACTCTGTATCCATCAATCAGTCGTTGAATATTTGGAGTCTTTCCTTCGATGCTTGGATATTCATGAAGTACACCATAGTACTTCCATCCAGAATTGGCTTTAAAGATCTGAGTTCTCCACCAAGAAAAATCACCGCGTCCCATTAGAACGGCATAACCATCTGCGTCTTTGATTTGATCTAATGGGAACTTACCTTCGAGATAATCGTCTGCATCGATCATGAAGATATAATCGGCTTTACCATCGCATAGTTGAAGGGCTTCTGTTCTGTTGTGTCCGAAACTTACCCACGGACGCTCAATGAGTTCTCCGGGAATACCCTTCTCTGCAAAATAGTTTTTGATTAGTTCTTGGGTTCCATCTGTAGAACCTGTATCAACAATGACCCAGTAATCAATTTGGTCATGTATTGTATCAAAGCATTCTTTGATAATGTGCGTTTCGTTTTTTACGATCATTGATAAACATAATTTAGGCTGCATGAAAATCTCCACCTTTATTTAGGGCCTGGTGTGAATGGATTATAAACTCTTTCCGTCCAAGTTCGAAGTCGTGATCAACCATCATCTTAATGAGATCATCAACACTAGTTGTTGGTTCCCATCCAAGTTTTTCTTTGGCTTTTGAATAGTCACCAAGTAGTTGATCTACCTCTGCTGGTCTGTAATACCGTTCATCTACCTCAACATATTGTCTATAGTCCATTCCTTTTAGAGCAAATGCTTTTTCACAGAATTCTTTTACAGATATCATTTTATTAGTGGCAATAACATAATCATCTGGTTGTTCTTGTTGTAGCATCATCCACATTGCCTGAACATAATCACCAGCAAATCCCCAATCACGATATGAATCTAGATTACCAAGATATAGTTTCTTTTGTAATCCTTGATATATTCTTCCAATTGCTCGTGTGATCTTTCTTGTGACAAATGTTTCTCCACGACGAGGACTTTCGTGGTTGAAAAGAATACCACAGGAAGCATGAATACCATAACTCTCTCTATAATTTACAGTGAGATAATGTCCATACACCTTTGCACAACCATATGGAGAACGAGGGTAGAATGGAGTTGTTTCTTTCTGTGGTACTTCCTGTACCTTACCAAACATCTCACTGCTTGATGCTTGGTAATAACGAATCTTCTTTCCGACTCGTTGTTCGTATTCACGAATGGCTTCTAGAACATGAAGAGTTCCAATACCATCGACTTGTCCAGTATAAACAGGAGCATCAAACGAAACACGAACATGGCTCTGTGCGCCTAGATTGTATATCTCGTCTGGATTATGTTTATTAATCACATTTGAAACTGTATTGTAATCCGTGAGATCACCATAATGCAAAAATAGAGTCTTATTGTAGATCTCTTGGTTTTCAATTAGATGTTCTAATCTTGCAGTATTAAATGAAGAAGAACGACGAATGATTCCATGTACGATATAGCCTTTTGACAAAAGAAGTTCTGCCAAATAAGAGCCATCTTGTCCAGAAATACCAGTAATAATAGCAACTTTAGTCATAATATAGTTTCACTCAATTTATTAAATGTCTCACGAATACCATCAGATGTACCAATTACATTTATTGGTAGATCAGAACCACCACAATAGAAATCAAATTTCTTTTTATCCTGAATTACTACAGGAACTTTATGTGATCCTAATGTATTTATGAAGTTTGCTATGTTCTGTAAAGTATATTTGTGTTCATATGAGCAATTAATGTCTTGTTCCAACCCATCATTTATCATGTAGTATTCTACTAAAGAAATAAGATCTTTCATATAAAAGAAATCCATTATCTTATTTGCATGAATAACCATTGGTTCTTTTTTAAGATAACGAATTATATTTGATTTTATAAAACGGGTATCTAATTCATTGTGATCAAAAACGGCGAATATTCTCAGATTGTAGAAATTTGAATACTCTAAAATTCTTTTTGCAATTTCTCGTTTACTATTGGCATATAGAGTATCGCCATGAAATATTTCAGCACCAGAACCAAATGTTATTAATTTAGAAAAATGATGTTTATTTGCAACCAAATTATCAAACATTGCAAGGTTTTGTTCAAAAACTGTATCTTCGTCTTTTTTTAATCTTGTTCCACCAACTATAGCAGTATGAAGAACAATATCAAACTTTTGTTTATCAAAGAAAGAACATGTATTATCATAATTAGTCAGATCAAAGTTTTTCCTAGTTATTGATATTATATTGTGTTTATCTTTTAAACTGTTATACAAACTTTTTGCAATATAACCATTTCCACCAGTAATCAATATGTTCATTTTAATAAATTTATTTCCTTATAAGTTTGATTCCAATTTTCAAATTTTATAGCCTTGTCATCAACATAAGCCAATGCATGTGGTTTTTGAAAAGTTATATCATGTATATACTGTTTAATTTTATACTTTTCCAACCATTCCCATATTAAATCTATACCAGTTTTACCATTTATTAATGGTCTATTTGGATTTGCTTTACATGTATAAATTATTATTGTATATTGCTTAGATATTTTTTCAATAAATTCTAATGCCCCATCAATAGGATTTCCATAAATTGTTCCATCATGGAATCCCAAATTATCATTATGAAGTACTCCATCAAAATCAACACATATAACATTTTTTGAATTTTGTATTTGTGATAAAAAGTCTTTAGTGTTCATATTATTAAGAAAAACAACAAATGTGTTCAAATCCAGAGGAAGAAAGAATATCTTTAAAGGAATTTAAATCTTGAAAAACTATGCCATTGACTCCAAAATACGAAACTAAATCATCTAGTGTCTTGTGTTCACACAATAAGTCACGATCTGGTTGCATATTTAATTTACATTTGTTTTTACACATAGGACTTGCAATGAAAAAATAAATGTTTGCCACTGAAGTATTCTGTAGCAAATTTCTAACAATTTTTAATGTTTGTCCGGTAAAAATGGCTTCATCAACAATTCCAATAGTTTTACCATTTATTAGATCTGGTATCAACCCAAGTTTACAGTTAATAAACTGCTTTCTCTTTTCCGCATCATTTATATCAAAACTTCTACCAATTTCCGACTGCTTATAGAAAGCCTCTAAATATGGTTTATTTAAACTATGAGCCAATCCCTGAGCATAGTATTTACCCGTTTCTGGAATTGGTACTATTGCATCCAATTTATTAATAATATTGGTCGGAATATTTTTCCCAAGAGAACAACCTAGATTATATCTCCAATTTGCCACACTGTTATCATTTGCAATTTCATTTGGTTTTTTCCGATATATCAAATTTAAAGGACATTTTGTTTGTTTATTAACATATGAATACAAATCTGTATTTATAAAATCGGTCTGAATATATGACAATGTAACTGGTCTTGATACATCATCTTTAAATTCTATTACATTTGAATTAGATGAATTTGAAATAATATCATTAATAACATCATCAGCCAAATTTAATGAAAATTCATTTAAACTTTCTTCTTTGCATATATCAAATAGTTTTTCAGTATTATTTAAAATCTCTATGGGATTGGTTTGTAAATTAGAATTTACATAAGTGCAATATGACGAAAATTTATAAACCAAATCTGTTTCACGATTAAGTAAAGTTTCAATTTGGTTCAATCGGCTTTGATACCATTTTTTACTTGACATATTACTTAATTCAGTTTGATCATTGCTTCCTTTACAAATATGTAATGGATTTTTTATGGCAATAAAAATTAACTTGATACTTGATTTTTTGATTTGTTTTAATACATCTATAAATTGTAAATATTTTTCTTGTGAAAGAAAAAGAAGTATTTCACTTGTAAAAATTAAAGTATCCGAATTATGCAGATTTATTAATCCTTGTATCTTATTGTAAGATTCCAAATGAATATTAAAAGTAGTATCATCAATACAGGAAAAATATTCTTGTGTAAAATCATGTTCGTGATCTATTCTTTTTATTTTATAATTTCTTTTCATTATTTCATATAATCGTTTAGAAAATAAAAAATTACCACCGAGTAGTAAAAAATTAAACTCTTTGGGAAAAAATAAATTAAGATCTTTGTCGATTTTAGTTTTCATAATATTTAAATACATTTTCCTTCATTTCATCTTCTGAAAGAAAAGGATACATGTCTTCTAATGATGGTGTATGAAATTTTCCATCTTCTAATAATTTAGATTGCAGTTTAGGTTGAAATTGTTCATTTGGTTCTGTGACAATTTCACAAATTAGAGGTCCTTTAGCAGCATATACTTCAGTTATTTTAGAATCAAGTTCAGCAATATTATCTATCTTTATAAATTTAATCCCATATCCATATGCAATTTTTTCTGCTGATGGAAAACTAATTCCACTATCTGAATTAGCACCACAATATCCTTTTTCTTTGGCTTTAAACATTGACACTTGTGTCTGTTTAATAGAATGATATCCATCATTATTAATCCAAAATATTTTAATGTTTAGGTTGTTATGGATTATTGTTTGTAATTCTTGCAAATTCATTTGTATTGATCCATCTCCTTCAATGCAAATAATTTGCTTCTCTTTACTGTCCGCATATGCCGCACCAATTGCTGCCGCTATTCCATAGCCCATGCTTGATGCTCCAGCATTTGTGAATACTCTTTGACCCTTTTTTACTTCTATTGCCTGTAATCCCACAACACATGCGGCTCCATTAGCCAATACAACTACATCATCATGTTGCAGAGAATTAGACAAAGATTTAATAAAAGAATAAACACTAATTGGAGATATACTTTTTGCGTGTTGTTCAGTTACTACTGGATATTTATTATTTATATCACGACACCAATTATTCCATTTTTTGGCTGAGTGGTGTGTAGAAGAATATTTGCAATTATTAATGGAGTTTAAGAATGTCTTTATATCTGACTGAATAGGATAATCAATCTTGACAGTAGGTTTAATTAATTCATATCTATCGGCATCTACTGCTATCTTGTACGCATTCTTTGCGAAGTTTTTCCAAGCATAACTTATTTGCCTAATTGAAAACTGACACCCTAATGCCAAAACAAAATCAGCATTTTGTAATACAAAGTTTCCACCTCTATCCCCAATCGTTCCCGGATGCCCCGCATAATATTCATGATCTCTCCAAATTAAATCATTTGAATTCCATTCAGTAACTACTGGGATTTTAAGACGGAAAACAGTCTCCAAGAAATCATCATATGAGTCAGACATTCTGATACCATAACCAGCAAGGATTACTGGTTTTTTAGCATTGTTCAATTTATCAAAAATGTGAGTTAATACTTCATCACTAATTGCATCAGGCACACCAGCCTGTTCTGAGACAAAATTAAAATGCACTAATTCATCTTCATTTACCATTGCAGATTGAATATCTAAAGGAATGTCCAACCAAACTGGACCCTTTCTTCCACTTTGTGCTAAATGAATACTTTTCTCTAAATGATAGGCAATATATTTTGGATCTGTAATCATAACAGCATACTTAGTCATACACTTAACGCTGTCGATAATATTAAATTCTTGGAATCCAAGTTGTCGCAATGGTAGTGGTGTTGAATGTAAAGTAGTATTGAGATTCATCTGTCCCGATAAAACAATCATCGGAACAGAATCCAACCAAGCACCCAATACTCCAGTTACAGCATTAGTAGAACCAGGTCCTGATGTTACACATACTAAGCCAGGTTTCCCAGATACTCTTGCATATCCTTCAGCAGCCATGGCACAGGCTTGTTCATGATGGTTATAAATGCACTCAATTTGATCATTATGACCAAAACTGTCATTCATGTGCATCGCACCACCACCAGTAACAACAAAGCATTTATTGATATTGTGCTTTATGAAGAAATTAACAATATAATCAGAAACTTTAATTGTTTTATTCATTTTATTTAGAATTGGTTAAAAAATCAATATACAGTTGTTGTATAACTGATTCATCATACTCTTCACGATCAGCCTTTGATTCAATTTTACTCAAAATTTTATTGATATCTTGCAGAGAAAGATTTGGTTTTTCCATCAAATATTCGGCATATGATCTATGTGTTTTATTAAATGCTGTTATAGCATATGCGGGTATATACCCCCACGGTGTATCTTTTTTGATACTTGATATGGGATGATCAATTGAATCATAAACTCCCTTTAAATCATAACAGGTTTTCTGAATTGAGTTTAAATAACCCATTATTAATTCTGTACACAAATTACCGGGAATTCTACCCATTCCTTGAACCGAACAATCAATATAGGCTAATCTTGTATCTTTCACCATATCAATAAAACTAATAGCCAATGCTAATGATATTGAAAGATTTTCATGTAAATGTAATCCTATAGCAATGTCTTTATCTAATTGCTGGTTAAATGTAGAAAAAATATTTGGTAAATCGGATGGTAGTATAGATCCAAAAGTATCTACAATATAAATTCCTTTTGGTTTAAATTGATTCAAAGAAAATAACAACTGTTTAAGTTCTTGATCAGAATAACTCAAAACATTTACTGGGTTAAAAAATACCTCATAACCATATGATCTAGCAATCTCTGCTTGATGTAGCATTAGATCTAAATCATTATAGTGAAAGGCAAATCGTAAAAACTTGATTTTACCAGTGCATTTTTTTAACTTAGAAATGTCATACCAATCTGGACGAATCATTAAACAAAAATCTTGATCCGTATCAATGTTTTTTGTAAATTTTTCTGCTTCTGAAACAAAATTAAATAGGCTTTGATCTTTGCTATGATTACCGTTTTTTAAAAATCCCAGTTCAATAAGATCTATATTAGTAGTTGATAAGTTATTAACAATTTTATTGATGTTTTCTTCACCAAAATTAAAATTGTTAACATATCCACCATCTCTTAAAGTGCAATCTAATAGTTTGATGTTTGATTTATTTTGTTGCATTACCATATAAATTTATTCTTATAGTATTCTACTGTAGGTTTTAGATTTTCATCAAAATTACTTTTAGGTTCCCAACCAATTGATCGTAATTTTGAATCATCTAGTGCATATCTTACATCTTGTCCGGGTCGATTGAAAGAAAAATTAATATATTCTTTTTGGTTTTCGGTTATACCATATGCAGTTAATATTTTTGTAACTGTTTCCATGTTACTTTGTTCGTAACCACCACAGATATTATAAATTTCATTCGTAACACCGTTTTCTATTATCTGAATAACGGCGTTTGCTGTGTCTTCTGCATGTAACCAGTTTCTAATTGGTGTTCCATTATTATGAATCGGTATTTTTCTTCCTAATTTTAAATACTTACATGCCTTTGGTATTAATTTTTCAACATATTGACCTATACCGTAATTATTAGTAGGACGAATGATAACATAGGGTATTTTATAAGTTCTAGCCCATGCCAATATTAACATATCTGCTGCCGCCTTTGAAGCAGAATATGGATTAGAAGGTTTTAACACATCCGTTTCTGTGTGTGCGCCATCTATAATATCTCCATATACTTCATCCGTACTGAAATGTAACAGAACGGGAATTTTAGTATTCTCTTGTCTATAGTTTTTTAGTAATTCCAAGATGTTATGAACACCATTTATATTACTAGTGATAAAGTCATCACTATTGGCAATTGAATTACCAACATGGGTTTCTGCTGCGGTGTTTATAATGTAATCACAGTCATATAGAAACTTTAAATCATTGATATCACAATGAACAAATGAGAAATTATCATACTGCTTAAATTCTTCCAATAATTGTTTGTTTGCTGCATATGTCATTTTGTCTACGCCTTTAACATACCATCCTTTTTTAAGGCACAAACGAGTTACATATGAACCAATAAATCCCAAACAACCAGTAATATATACGACTTTCATTATTTACTTTCCTTTTTATAGAAGTTCACTAGCATTTCAATTGTAGTATCAATATTAAATTTTTGCTTGAAGCCATAAGATATTAACTTTGCAGTGTCAAGATAGGAATGCCGTACTTGAACAATATCATGAAAAGTCGTTGGCTGAATGTGTATTATTTTTGATGTTGAACCAGAATACTCAATCGCTTTGTTTATCATGTCCAAAAATTTATATGGTTTACCACTTCCAATATTTATTATCTGATTGGGGGGTGATTTATCCATGCACAGTTTAAGCGCAGAGCAAACATCTTCTACATGAATATAATCACGCAGAACTTCTCCACCATAATATAGTGGAACATCTCTATTATTAACTATTTCTCTGATCAAGAATTGAAGAGCATTTTTCTTCTTGGAGATCTTCTTATCTCCTTCTCCTATCACATTGGCTAATCTTAATATTCTGTATTTTATATTATGAGTTTGACAGAAAGAAACTAGTAATTGTTCAGCACAATATTTTGTGATTGAATAGAATCCAGAAGGATTACATTTTGAATAATCCTCCCGGAATGGCATTTCATAGTTTTTACCATAAACAAACCAAGAACTTACGAAGTTAAAAATAGTATCACTATTTTTTGGCAGATTTTCTAACACATTCATAAGAACTGTTAGATTGGTGTCAATATCAATGTGGAGATCAGTATGTACATTGTAATTGTCCACCGTGCTTATAAAATATAAAACATTATCTGTTTTTGACTTATAATCATTTCTGTCTATCCGTATAACAGAATCTGAATATAGTTCACAAAATTTAGATCCTATGAACCCAGTGGAACCAAAAACAGATATATCATTCATCGAATATAACCTTTTCGAATTTTGCTATATTGTGTTTATTGTTTTTAATAAACATTTCATATGGATACTGCTGAATATCTGAAACTATTTTCTTAATTGGAAACGGGCACATAAGAGTAGGATATCCATCGATATCATTTTTTTCATACAACAATTCTATTAATTTTCTATTGAAAAGAGGTTTATTATCTTCATGTGTTTCTATTTTTTCATTTTTTAAATTATATGCAGCAATGTTATAGATTCCACCAACCATTAATTTTGGTATAGAATAACCAATCTTAGTCATATGTCTCCAATGCATATCTGCATCCTCTTCACCAAATCCACAAAGGCGTTCATCAAAATAACCTATTTTATGCAAAATAGACTTAGTGCATACAAAATGCGAAAACCCATGATTGATTGTAAAAAATTCTTGCTTAGTTGCGTTGATGTGATTTACAATTTCATTGTATATGTTGGGATTTGCCCATGCAACATCATCACATACTATAAAGTTATATTCTGTCTTGCTAAAAATGACCAAATTGTTCCAAAGTTTACTTAGTCCCTTAAACTCTGGACAAAATATAGGATAAATGTTTTTATATTGTTTTGCCAAATCTAACATTTCAATTCTATAACTATCTGGCATTTCTTCTTCATTATTACCATTTATGGCTAATAAAATATCAACAGTTTCTGGAACCGTTAATCTAATTCTTCGAATTAGTTCTGCTACCAATTCTTTTCTTTGTCTAAATGTAACTATTCCTATACTTAACATGTTATATCACTCCTCAAAGATATTTACTAAAATGATCATTTAAAATTTTAACTCTATTGTTATTAGACACACCAGTAAGATGTGCTAGAAAACTGTGTTCATTCCAAGGAGCATAAATTGCTCTACGACCAGTCCAACAAGTTGTATCCATAATTGGCGCTGGAACAGAATTTAAAAAATTATGTTCTAATACTTTTATTACACTATTTGGTAAAGATCCACGATGAATTGCATTTAATGCATCTTGCTCTGTTGGAAATTTCTTTGCACAATTATAAAACACATTCAAAAATGCATCCGTGTACTGAGTGCGTTGTATAATAAAATTCCCAGTACTAAATGTCCATTTACCAATCCAATCATAAGATGCATAAAATGTATTATGTTCATCTAATTCAAATTTTTCTATAGAATAATTATCATCAGTTATGATGGAATCTGCATCTACCCACATAACAATATCATAATATTCTAGCATTTCAAATGTACGAACTGCACGCAAAAAACCAATATCAGTATCTTTAAATCCGTACTTTTTATCAGTTCCAAAAGTTCGTAAAGTCATCAAATCATAACCATGTTTTTTTGCATACCTCTGCTTAGATGGCAAAGTTAATTCAAAAACTTCATTCATTGTCTTGTCAGTTTCTAATGGATTACGAACAATTTCCGATGATCCTGTTAATATTAGAACTCTTTTATTCATATTATATTCCTGCGAAAAAATTTGTAGTGATTTGTTCGATATAGTCCAGTTGCTCATTAGTAATTACTGGACTAGTTCCCAAAAAGAAAGTATCAGTAGTAACCTTTCTAGCATTTGGAAAATTGTTGATTACATCATCTTGATTCATTATACCAGTATAAGCGGGCTGTAGCATCACATTTCCAGCAAAGTACGGTCTAGTTTGAATCTTATTATCTTCAAAATAGTTTACAATGTCCTTACGCTTGAATGGCGCACCATCTTTGATTGTCAAGGCAAAAGCAAACCAACTTGGATTTGCATGTTCTGTTGCTTTTGGAAGAATAAAGAATTCTTCATACTTAGCAAAGATATCACTTAGTCTTTTGTGATTATGATTTCTCTTTTGAGTGATTGTTGGTAATTTCTTTAGTTGAGCAAGTCCCATAGCAGCCTGTAATTCAATTGGCTTTAGATTGAAACCAATCTCATCATAAACATACTTGTGATCAAATACCTCATCAGGCAAAGAAGGAAGCCAATTAGAGAATCTTGTCTTACACATACCATTCTTTAACATATTGGCTTTCTTACCAACACAATAGCAACCTCTTCCCCACTCGCGGAAACTTCGAACTACGATCTCTTGCTGTTGTGTATTACAAGCAACGAATCCACCCTCACCCATAGTAATATGGTGGGCTGGATAGAAAGAACAACTAGCGAAGTCACCGAAAGATCCTAGTGGTTTACCATTGTAAGTAGAATCTAATGCATCACAGCAATCCTCAAGAAATATTAAACCATACTGATTGACAATATCCATGAGTCTGTTCATATTTGGTGGATTACCCAACACATGTGCAAAAGTAATTACCTTGCAGCCTTCTTTTGCTTTTTGTTCTACTTGATCTAGGTTGAGATTGAGAGTGTCGATATCAATATCAACAAACTCAGGAACAAATCCAACTTGAAAAATTGGGTTAATTGTGGTGGGGAAACCGGCGATAGGAGTGATTACCTTTGTTCCCTTTTGGAAGTTTGTCAGTCTTTTGGATGTAAGAGCAGACATCATGAGCAGATTAGAACTGCTGCCGCTATTAGTCAAGATACCAAAATCTTTTCCAACATACTTTGGAAACTGATGTTCGAAACGAATACCGTTCTCGCCTAATACAAGCCACCCATTTAGTAAGGCTCGTATTGCTTCGACATATTCTTCCGTTCCAAAATATGGACCTGCGTATTGGACAATATCTTGTCCGGCAATCCATTTCTTTGATTCGTTCTTCTTGATTATAAACTCTTCTACTGCTTTTAAAATATCTTCCATAATTAATGAATACCCATTCCCCAATCATTTAAGTTTGGAATGTTATATTTTTTTACATTTTCTTTTATAGTTTTAAACTTAAAACTTTCTTCGATATTATGATTTTGATACACATTATATGGAACTTTTAATAAAAAATCAAACAATTTAACATCCCAATTAAAATTATTTACAGAATAATCGTATTCTTTTGCCGGCGTTGTTTTAACACCAAACTTAAGTTGAGCAACATAATCAGTCACTTTCCAATAATACTGTTTAACTGCAACTGTTTTTTTATCCAACCATTGTATGTGTGCAACAAATAACATTGGATGATTTATTTTAATGGCTTTTCCGGGATGCGGTAAATGCTCAGAGTGTCTTTGTGCATCTTTAAATGCGGCTCTAGAAGAATAAGAACCAATTCTATCTGCTATATGATCTCTCCATTTTCCATCTACTCGTATTTTATTATAATCTGTGTATTGTATCCAATCCATATAAATTAAAGTATCTTTATATGTTTCTAAAATTTGTTCTAACTGTTCTTTAGTTAAATTACCATCAAGATATTCATCTGTGTCTAAGCAAATAATTTTACCAGAATGTTTAAATGCCTCATCATACAACAGTTGCCTATTATTAGATTCTATGTCGCATTTATTTTCTATATGTGTATCTGTTCGTAAAACATTCAAGATGTTGAATTTATCTTTATTTTCCATCAAATATTCATATGTGCCATCAGTTGAACTGTCATCCATGAAAATAAAAGCATCTGCATATTTTTTCCATTGAGGAAGCATTTCTTTTAAGATAAACAATTCATTTTTTGTAAGGGTAATTTGTATTATCATTTTTGTGTTATTGTTGGAAACCCAGAAGACTTTCGATTCATATACATCTGTTTATCGTAATTAGAACCAATTTGCATGTTTCTTGCCATTAGACTATCTTGATTTTCAAACCATTTATGAATAATTGGTCTTCGTTTTATGTGTTTGAGAACTCCTAATGATTCAAAAACTTCTGTCTGTTCATTGTCGCACCATTCAGATTTGTAATCAGGATGATACACATATCCAAATAAATTGTACAGTGTTCTTCCAATAATAGGAAGAGTAATTAAAGTTTTATATCCTTCTGGACCTTTATGATCAAGCCGAGGATCTGTATCATAGTTTAAACTGCCCTTTAAATCGGGAAAGAAAGAAAACATATCATTAACTATGATATCGTCCCAATTATTTTCAACTGGTTCCATATCATCTGCCGTAGAAATTAAAATATCCCAAGAACTATTGGGAATATCTCTATTTATTGCATGTATTTTTCCTCTACTTTCGCCATAAAAGAAACTAACAATTACATTATCTGTATTTTTAGATTCTAGGAATTGACGAACATGTTCGTTGTTCAATAGGGCATCATCTGTGTCCATGCTAATGATTACTGTTATTTTATGTTTACCAGAAGCCTTATTTAAATAAGAATTCAAATTTGACATAAATTTTTCAGGTCGTTGTCTTGTCGGATATTTTAATAAAATGTGTTTCATAGTAAAAATCTCATAGTACAAAAATCATATTTTCCCATCTATTTTCTATTAATCTATAACCTAATTTTGTAAATTTCTCAAATAATGCAGTATGCATATTATCATTCTCTATGCAAATTATTTTGCAGTTATAGTCTCTTGGATTAAACCAATCCTGAAGTGCCAATTTTGCAGAATATCCTTCTACATCTATATTGATAAAATCAAATGTAGGACCAAATTTATTAAGAAGTTCTTTCATTCCTATCTGCCCAATATAAACCTTTCTTGGATTTACTGGATCGCCTTCTGAATTAAATTCTTTATTGTTTTCTATTCCCCGTTGTGTCCAACTTTGGATAGTAGAAGAAACAGCACTCATGGGTGAATCATAAAATTCTAACATTCTTTGATTTGTTAGTTCTTCTTCTAATACTACGGCTAGATTAACTAAGTCTGCTCGTCTTGGTATCATTTTATACATGTCACATAATTTATAAAAGCAATATGAAGAGGGTTCCACAAATACTCCACTCCAATTATTAAATTGTAACATAAGTTGTCGAACATTACTAAATGTCTCTCCATCATATGCACCAATATCTAGCAATTTACCAGAAGTAATATTGTTATGTAAAATGTAGTTTATGATTATATCTTGTTCATTGTTTTGCGAATAATTTTTTGTCATATATTATCTCATTTCATTTCGTGATTATCGACCAAATTACGATCAGGCAAATAACCATCAAATTCGTAAATATCTTTCTCATTGTCTACAATTATTTGTTGACCAACAAAATAAACACCGTTATTATTAACTCCACGGTGTGTTCCGGGTGGAAATGGTTTTTTAGAAAAAAATGGATCGTGTTCAATATAACTGAATTTATTATTTTTTATTTTGTGAGTTAAATATGCAGACATAAAATTCTGATCTTGTGTTTTTTCTAAAGACGGATTATAGCGTTTAATGGCATTAAACATTTCACCTTTAAATTTATCACACTTAAGTCCAAACATTCCTGCTTGTATAAACCAAGCATGATATGGATGATCTCGCATTATATGAATATCTGCATCTGATTTAATCCATTCATCTACTGCTAGTTTTTCTCTAAAAGACACTCTAGAGTCGGCATCTCTAAAAATTGCGCGTTCAACATCTGCAAAATCGACAGCAAAAAATCTATTCATTGCCGATCTATTATCACCAATAGATTCTATCTGTATTACATTTGTATTTTTTCTAGTTTTAAGTTCTTTGATTATTTCTTCGGGAACACAGGAATTGCAGAAATAATAACAAACCCATCCCGGATAAACATCTAATGCTAAATCTGCATTATTTATTGCTCCTCTCGTATAGAGAGGATTATTGCCCCATAAACTAAAAGAAATCACATTTTTCATTTTTTATTTTTTCATATATTGAATCGATTCAGATGTTCTATCGTCATATCGATACAAGTGTAGTATTTTATTTATGTGTGTTTCTGATTTTACTTTAGGATACATCAACAGACACCAAGCAAAATCTTCACCATAAGAAGATACTTCAAGTTTTGCTTGTTTTGCTATGTCTGATTTCCAAAAACACATATGAAAAGGTGGTCGTTTTACATGAGTCATTCCCGGAACATATCTTTCGTTTGGATTGCTCATGTTAAAATTAACTATAAATTGATTGCCATTTACTATGCAATGTTGATCAAAACTTATAACATCGGCTGGTTTTTCTTTTATGGTATTGATAATAGTTGACATGTAATCATCAGTAATATCATCGTCATCATCCATAAAAGCAATCCATTTGCCTCTAGCAGAGTCTAACAGTGATTGTCGTTTTTCACCAATAGTCATACTTTTATTATCAATAAGACAAAGAATTTCAACCTCTGGATAGTTTTTTGTTTGCTCTAACATTTTATTGTATAGAGGTATTAGATATTTTTCAATTCTAGATGGTATTGAAAGTATAAGTATACTAACCAAAACGCTGTCTTTATTAGTTGGCATATTTTATTTCTCCTGCTGCTTTAATAATTCTATCTACAAAATTCACACAATATTGTTTTGCTTTTTCAAAATTGTAATTAATTTTTTCTAGATTTTGTTTGTAATAATTTTCCGTATATTCGTTTGTCCAAATTCGTTGTGGGTTTATCCAGTAACTAGTATCAAAGAAGTCTGAGATATTTGGACAACCCCAATAAATTGGAATAGTCTTTGTTATTAGGCAATCGATAAGTTTCTCTGAGAAATAATTTGGCTCACTAGAACTTTCTACTACCACAGAATACATGGATTTGAACAAATGAATCTTATCATCATTTGGCAAAAGTTGTTCACCCGGAATTGGGAATCGAGTAGAAGAATAGAAGTCCAATCTTGCTGGTATGTTCTTACGATGATTCCATATAGTGTGTCGTACACTATAACCCAATTTACCAGAAAGCGCGCCGCAGAGCATACTCACAGAATTTTCTTTTGGAATATTTCCTAGTTCTTCTGAAAATATTCCAAGAGAGTCTGGATGATGCTTCGACTTATTTAACCAAGTAGTTCCATATGCAAGAAATACTGCATTAGGGCAGTTCTCAAGAATCTTTGGATTAGATGTTACTATTTTTGTATAGTGATGTTGGTTTGCAATAACATGATCGGCTTGTTCAACCCATGCAGATGTGCTAGGTTCATTAACATTTACAAAGATCTTATGCTTTGCATCAGAGTAAAAAACAACATCCCCACCAGGTCTAGCATTTTTACCAAATCGAGTGAAGTGTATTTCACATGATTGTTTTAAGTCTGGTATTTGATCTGGGGCAAAAAGATAATCAGCATTAATTATTACGGGTTTCATGTATTACATTCCAAAGAGTATCATCTGACATTTCCAGATTAATCACACGATTCAAGTTATCATGAACGGCATCAAGTTTCGATTTATACAAATCTTCTGTCAACATATTAATATCAAACTTAGAATCCAACTGAATAATACCATCCATATTGAAAACATCACCTATTGTTGGACTACCCAAATACACAGGTATAGTTCCAGTTGCAAAGCAATCAGTAATCTTCTCTGTATAATAGTTATCATAGAAATCATTCTCGACAACAACGGAAAACATATAGTCCTTTAGTCCATACAGTTTGCTCATCCAAGGACGAGATGGATTGGTTTCTGGTAGTCTGACAGAACCACACGCACCACCAAATAGATCTAAATGCTCTTTGAATCGATCTGCATATTCATGACGAATTATATGACCCTTGGTCATTCGCTTTGCAGATGCAACCATACTGACTAATTTACTCTTCGGATATACTCCATATTCCGTATCAGGAATCCAAGGCAAATTACTTCCAGATGGACAGTATTCAAATACAGGCGAAAAACTAGCAAGTTGTTTATCTGAAACAAAGATCTTCTTAAATCGCTTTTCTAGTTCAGAAAAGTTCCAATTTAAAAATGTTGATGTATCTCGCGCAATTGATCTAGATTCACAAAGCCAACCATATAAGTTTTTAACCGTAGCAGGTATTAATTCATATTGTAGAATAGCATTATCAATCAACACCAAATGATCTAGTGGACCATGTGGCGGAAATTCCCACCTGAAGTTCTTTGGTTTACGATTGGAACAAGAAGAATGCTGTGGTTCAAATGGAAACCCATAACCATACAACACATTCATTGCTTAACTTCCATGAAAGAATTACCGGGAGATTGCCACTCAATAAGTTCTTCATTATAACCCATATGCTTAAGTGCTTCCTTCTTCGAAGGCGCATCCGAAAGACCCATCATGAATATAGTATTCTGATCTTGCTTTCCTGGCCAAACACAATAGTTTTTATCCAAAATAGCAATTTTCTTGGTTTTTACATACTGAGCCAAACACCCAATAAAGGTTTCGTGATCAAATACAGTTCCCTTATGTTTACGAACAAACTCACAATGAGCAATCCATGTTCGAAGGAAATCTAATGTATCTGCGTTATAATTAAACCAAAGCGGAGATGCTTTGGTTGTAATTAAATTCTGAGGATCTTCGCCAGCAACACCAACATTGATTCCCATATTACTAAGTCCATCAAAGGCAATTGGTTGCTTCATGATAAAGGTATCAATGTCCAACCAAAGAAGTGGTCTTTGATGTTGTGTGAGTTTCGAATAAATGAATTTTGGTTTTAATAAGCAGTTACTTTGATAACTGCCTTGCGATTGTATTTCAGAAACTTCATGGGGGATACCAAAAGCATGGCATTCTGAAATGAACCTTTTTGCATGATCGCTATAATAGGTTCTACCATCTACATCACAAAAATAACTAATCACGAGTGTATTCATATTATTTACCTATATGGTATTTAGGAACTAATTCCCATTCCTTTTTCTCTTTGTATGGAATAATCTTAAGTTGCGCGATACTAAGTTGATGATTCTTGTACTTCTCATCTAATGGAGTAATTAATCCCCATTCAGTGAGTAGTTTAACAATAGTATTTCGTCTTGCAATATCATTTTCACTAGTATCTGTCTCTAGCCCATCAAGAGCCAAAAGTTCCTTGAAGTGAAGGATTGCATATCTGCCTCGTTTATGTAGTATATGACAACTTTGATATAATTTTTTTTCTTTGCGGGAAGAAACGCCAATTCGAGTTAGTGTTTCTTTTACTTTGAGGAAGTCATCTTCATGCTTTAGACTAACTTCAACACCGTATCCCTGAAAAATATCTTCCGTGTTATTCATAGTAAACCATTTCTTAAATACCTAATGCCTCTTCATTATTGGCACAGATATTTAGTATATGGCTACTTTTGACCACCAGTAAAGGTCTGTTCCTTCAGTAGTTGAATATCCTTCTCAGAAAGCAGAGGAAGCACATCTTTGGCTGTCTTGTGGGAGTAATTATAGACTTGCTTAAGCATGTCGATTACTTCACTCTCCTCATCTTTTAGCCACTTGCTGAAACGCTTTCTTTGTCGTACAGAAAGACGCAGATAATCGAAGTGCATCTTCTTTGGGATGGATGGAACCTCGTTCATCTGATTAGATTGCAGCACGGTGTCAGGAAAGTAGGATAAACACCGATTTACAACATAGGGGGTGTAGTCCTTTTCGTTCAGATTATTCTCTCCATCTAGGAGACTTTCCTTTGAGTAATTAATGGCTGTTAAGAAGTCGCCTAATTTCATTTAAATTCACATCCCATCATTAGTTCAACCACACAAGCCACCATATTGATCTCCTGATCCGCCACGAATGCCGACTTGTACTGATACTCCGCAATAGTCAGAATGGCAGTGGGGATAGATCCAGACTTCAGATACTCGTATAGACCCTCGTAGAGTTTACGGAAGATGTGTTGTGGATCGTTGTCCATATTGGAAACAACCCAAGAACGAGCCGAACTAAAATCCTTCTCCTTCATATACCCCATCAGATCCTTGATCTTCAGTTGACCGGCTTCACTGAGAATACCGACATCAATCACACCCGCAGCAGAATACCTCTGGAGTTCGTTTAAAGTCCTTCTGAAGTCAGGGAAATGCTTTATAATGAGTTGGGACAGAACTTTGCTATCGAAGTCGATCTTTTCATTCTTTAACACAAATTCACATCGCTTCAGGAACTGCTTGGCTAGTTCTGGCTTCTCCTTTGCAGGGATGCTAAAGTCAATACAGGTGCAACGAGAATGAATTGGTTCAATGATCCGGTTCTTGTAATTACAAGTCAGAATGAATCGGCAGTTCTTAGCAAACTCCTCAATCGCACCACGCAATGCTGGCTGAATGGATTGAGCGTTTGAATAATCAAACTCATCAAGGATAACTACCTTCTTAGATGCAGACAGTGAAATGGTAGAAGCAAACTGACGAATCTTAGTACGCAGAGTATCGATATTACCATCTTCTGAGCAGTTGATGATAATCCAATCTGCGCCAAGTTGATTACAGAGTGCGCGAGCCACACTAGTCTTTCCTGTTCCTGCTTTACCGGATAGGAGAAGATTAGGGCACTCACCAGACTCTACGATATCCGTGAAAGTCTTCTTCAGAGATTCTGGAAGAATACAATCATCGATTGTTTTCGGACGATACTTTTCTACAAATAGATTGATTTCACTCATAATATACTCCAATAGAAAAGGACGACTGGAAACCCAATCGTCCTTTTGAACTCACGGTTTCTTTTAGTTATTGTAACTGCTAGATGACTCTAGTGCAACCCAATACTTCAAGGAAAGATCCTTGTGAGTAAATTGGCTAATAACAGACTTGGCGATCTTTACCTCATATTCTCCGGGAAGGAACTTCAGATTCTCAATACGGAAGTCGAATGAGAATTCTGCGTCGCCCTTATGATCACCAAGAGTTACGCTAAACTGATTGCAAGTCGGATCATTCTTGTCGCAAACAACGCCAATGATCTTCTTACCATCAGTTGTAACGGAGAGATGCGGAAGTTGTAGAACTGATGAGGCACGAACGAGTTCATCGAACATACTCTCAGTCAGATCAAAGTTAACTACTGCTTCTGGCATGTTGATTGACTTTGTAGGAACAGTCAGCAACTTTGGCTCAGAATAGTAATACTTAACCTTTGATCCATTACCACCAGAAACGGTAACATACTTATCCTCAAACTCAAACTCAGCGTCCTTGAACAGTGAAACTGTACCAAGAAACTTGTTCATGTCCCAAATACCAAACTCGGTATCAAACTTCTCATCAACGGTTGCTTCAGCCATGACATTCTTGGCTGGAGCAACGGTAGCAATCTTGTTGCCTGGCTTGACAAGAAGATTGGAGTTGATTGAAGTAAAGTTCTTTAGAATTGTTTGTGTTTGCTTTGAAATTTTCATAGTTGTAGATGTAGTCATTTTTATTCCTCGTCTTCCATTCTATCCATAATATCTTCGATGTCAACAGTTCCGTGCTTAAAATCATCCATAAGGCGGCGGGTATCATGACGCGCGCCTTTGTTCTTCTTCACGCGGGTTTTCTTTACTGTGCGCTTGAAGTCACGATTGTCGGGTTCTCTTCCTTTATAGTTTTCTGACATTTAAAAATCCTCAATGTTCTCAATCAAATTCTTTAGTTTCTTTTCGATCATGTAAGACATAACCTTTGTCTTTGAGCCAACAGTTGGCTTTTCGAACTCTTCAAGGATCTTCTCTTCCAGATCCACAGGAATACAAGATAGATCAATGATAGACTTGTTTCTGTCATAGAATGGCAACTCCTGAATGCGGTTATTCACGATATCGTCCATAACTTTAGACATAACCTTGGTTGTAAGTCTCTTCTGTGACTTTTCTTCGTTCACGAAGGTGTCATCATCAGAGAGAATATTTGGAACTCCATCAGAGGAATCCCCACGGGCAATGTGTTCCAATAGGAACATCTTTGGATTGCCTGTGCTGATATAAGACTTCTTCAACGGACTGTATTGAAACACATTTTCAAATACGCCAAGTTGCATGAAATCCTTATCATTAGATAAGATAAGAATCTTTTCCATCTTATGGAAGTGCTTTGCAAGAACAAAGATGATATCATCGGCTTCAGTTGTCTCAACCGTGACACTCTTGTATGGGAAAACTTCACGAATCTCCGAACGAATCTTATGGAGACTATCGTAAATCGCATCCCAATCCATATCAGAATTACTCTGACTCTTCTTGCGATTTTGCTTGTACTGCGGGAAGATCTTCTTACGCCAACAGTTACTTGAATCGTTACAGATTACAAGTTGACCATATTCACCACGGAATTCTGAATTATACTTACGATAAGTATTCAGAA